GCCGTCTGAGGTCTCTCCCCGAGGTCCGTGGCGAAACCCTTGCAAACAAAGGGGTCTGAGCCGGTGCCGCTCGAGGTCGACCGGCCCGACCGCCGATCGGCTGCAAGAACTTGCAACGGAGGACCATGAACACGCGCAAGCTCAAGGCCCTCCTGGCGCAGCGCCGCAAGGACGCCGACTGGACTGCCGAGCTTGAGGCCATCGCCTCGCTCGCCATGACTCTCGCCGCCACGCTCGACACCGACGCCGGCTCCGGCCTTGCTGCGGTGGCTCGCGAGTACCGGGCGACGATCCAACTGCTGTCAACCAAGGACACGGGTGTCAACGATGCCTTCGACCAGCTCGCCGCGCGCCTGTCTGCCCAGGTGGAGCACCGCTAGGACCGACCGCCCGACGTGGGGCGGCGAGGTCGCGGGCATCGCCGAGATGCTCGGCTTCGAGCTCATGCCGTGGCAGCGCCACGTCATGGACGTCGCCCTCGAGTACGACCCGACGACCGGACGCCTGGTCTACCGAGAGTGTGTGCTCACGATTCCGCGGCAGGCCGGCAAGACGAGCGCCATGCTCGCCATGCTCGTCTGGCGTGCGACAAAGTGGCCCGACCAGAAGATCGTCTACACGGCGCAGACCCGCAACGACGCCTACTTGCAGTTCACTGACAACCACGTCCCGGTGCTCGAGCGTTCCGAGCTGGCGTCGATGTTCCACGTCCGGCGGTCGAACGGTTCCGAGGCGATCCGTTGGGCGAACGGCTCGCTGCACACGATCGCTGCGACGCACGAAACTGCTGTTCACGGCAGGCAGACGGACGTTGGCGTCATCGACGAGGCGTTCCATCTGATCGACGGCCGCATGGAGCAGGCAATCAAGCCGTCGATGGTCACCCGTGACCAGCCGCAGCTGTGGATCGTGTCGACCGCCGGCACCGCCGACAGCACCTACCTGCGTCAGAAGGTTGACCGTGGGCGCGAGATCGCCGCAAAGGGCGTGACCGACGGCGTGTGCTTCTTCGAGTGGTCCGCCGAGGACGAGCTTGACCCGGCCGACCCGATCACCTGGCAGTCGTGCCACCCGGCGCTCGGCCACACGATCGACCTTGACGTGATCCGGTCCGACTTCACGTCGATGGAGCTCGCCGAGTTTGAGCGCGCCTACCTGAACCGCTGGACGTCTGGCATCACTTCTGCGCCCATCCCCGTCTCGACGTGGGAGCGTCGCACCGACAAGGAGACGTCGCCGGGCGACGACGTGTGCTTCGCCGTCGACTTCGCTCCCGACCGTGAGCACGCTTCGATCGCCGTGGCTGGTCTCGGCCCCGGGGACAAGCACGTCATCGAGCTCGTCGACCGGCGTGCCGGCACCGACTGGGTCGTCGGTCGCATCGTCCAGCTGTGGGACAAGTGGAAGCCCCGAGCGGTCATCGTCGACCAAATCGGCCCGGCATCTACGGTCATCCCCGAGCTTGAGGCCGCCGGCGTCAACGTCGTGACGACCTCGAGCCGGGACATGGCCCAGGCGTGCGGGCGTCTCTTCGACGCCGTGCTCAACGACAAGGTGCGCCACCTTGGCCAGCCGGACCTGACCGCCGCCGTCGCCGGTGCAGCCAAGCGCAAGCTCGGCGACGCCTGGGCGTTCTCACGCTCGTCGTCGGCCGTCGACATCTCGCCGCTTGTTGCGGCAACCCTCGCCCTGTGGGGCGTGACAACGATCGAACCTGAGGTCGAGCCCGAGGCTCCTGACCCCGTCCTCGCAGTGTGGTGACCCGTATGCGTCAGATCATCACCACGCTGCTCGAGGTTGCGGGTCTCGTCCTTGTCGTCGCCGCTGCTGCGTGCGTCGACTACCGGCTCGGCCTGCTCGCCGGCGGCATCTGCCTCGTCGCTGTGGGCGTACTTCTGGAGCGCCGCTGATGGGCCTGTTCTTCCCCGAAAAGCGCGCCATGCAGCCGTCTGCGGGCCAGCTCGTCGCCGCCGCGCAGATGATGCGCCTTGATCCGGCGTTCGCTCCACTGAACACCGACAACGCCATGGCGCACAGCGCCGTGTTCGCCTGCGTCAACCTGTACAGCCGCCTGCTGTCGACGTTGCCGATGCACGCCTACCGGGACGCCGACGGCATCCAGAAGCGGCTGCCGACGGACCCGCAGATTTTGCGTTACCCGAACGCCGACCAGCCCATCACGCACTGGGTCAGCCAGGTCGTGCAGTCGCTGGTGCTGCGAGGCAACGCCTTTGGCCTCATCGTGGCCCGTGGCGCCAACAACTTGCCGTCGGCGGTGCAGATCCTGCACCCGGACCTCGTCAACGCCCGCTACGACTGGCGCACCGACACGGTTAAGTACCGGATCGGCGGCGTCCCGATGGACGCCTCCAAGATCTGGCACACGGCGATCAACGTGGGCCCCGGTTCGCCGCTCGGCATGTCGGTCCTCGACAAGGCCAAGATCAGCATTGGTCTTGGCACTGCGTCGGAGACCTACGGCCTGCAGTTCTTCCAGTCGGGCGGCCAGCCAAACGGCGTGCTCGAGTCCGACGCCGAGATCACCGCCGACCAGGCTTCCGCACTGAAGGACCGTTGGAACGCTGCGGTGGCCAACCGTCGCGGCATCGCGGTGCTCGGCCAGGGCTTCTCGTACAAGCCGATCGGCGTGACGCCGTCCGACGCCGAGTTCCTCAACGCCTACAAGCTCAGCGTCCAGGACGTGTGCAGGTACTTCGCAGTGCCGCCGGAGCTCGTCGGGGCAGAGTCGGGCAGCTCCATGACGTACAGCACGGTCGAGGGCCGTGCCGTGGACCTGCTGCGCTTCTCGTTGGACCCGGTGCTGGCAGAAGTGGAGCGCGGGCTCAGCGAGCTGCTGCCACGCCCGCAGTACGCCCAGGCGAGCCGTGAAGCGCTGCTGCGCATGACGACGCTTGACCGCTACGAGGCGCACGCCAAGGCACTTGCATCGGGCTGGCGGACCGTCGACGAGATCCGCGCCATCGAGAACCTGCCGCCCCTCGAACAGCAGCCCACCCAGACGGACCAGGCACCGGCCGGCCCGACGACCAACTGACAGAGGCCCCGATGTCTGACGTCCCCACCTACGAGCCCGTGCCGCAGCCGGCGCCGCAGACCGAGCTGGTCGTGGCCCTCCGTGGCCTCTTCGAGCTGAACCTGAACCACTACGCAACGGCGCACGGCGCCCACTGGAACGTGGTCGGCTACAACTTCCCCGAGCAGCACGCCTTCCTGCAGGGCGTCTACGAGGCCGCACAGGGACGCATCGACGACATCGCCGAGTGGATTCGACGCTTCGACGCGCCGGCGCCCACCGTGTTCGGCCCGGCCGGTCTTGACATGGTGCTCGGCGACTTCTGCGAGATCGTCACCGTGCTGCTCGGCCAGGTCGAGGAGTTCGTGGCGGCGCTCAAGGACCTGCTGGTCGCCGCCGACGCCGTCAACGAGCAGGGGCTTGTCAACTTCCTTGCCGAGCTGCAGGACGAGTCGCAGAAGCGTCGCTGGATGCTGCGTTCGATCCTGACCGCCATCGGCAACGAGGCCGACGAGGAAGGCATCCCCGGGGGCACCGTCGTCCTTGACCAGGTCGACGGCCCCGACCTGCCCGAGGTCCAGCCGGTCGTCGCCGAGGTCGAGCCTGCTGGCGTCGAGGACATGGCGCCGGTGCGTTCGCTCGAGGTCGACACCGAGTACCGGCGCACCGACGAAGGTTTCGACGTGCCGACGACCGAGCGTCGCCTGTCCGAGCGCCTTGAGCTGCGCTCCGAGGGTGACAAGCTCACCGTCGAGGGCTACGCAACGGTCTACAACTTCGCCTACGACATCGCTGGTGGCCCCGAGGCCGGTGGTTTCACCGAGACCATCGCCCGTGGCGCTGCAGCCAAGTCGGCCAAGGAAGCCGACGTGGTCCTGCTGATCGACCACGAGGGCACGCCGCTGGCCCGCACCAAGTCGGGCACGCTGCAGCTGGAGTCCGACGACGTCGGCCTGCGTGTGCGCGCCGAGCTCGACCCGGCCAACCCGAAGGCCGCCGAGCTGCGCTCTGCCATGCAGCGCGGCGACATGAACGCCATGAGTTTTGCATTTCGGGTGGTGCGCGACGCCTGGGACTCCGGGTATACAAACCGCACCATCAGCGAGGTCAAGCTCCACGACGTGAGCGTTGTCGGTTTCCCGGCCAACCCCGCCACCGTCGCCACCCTGCGCAGCGAGGAAGAGGCGCCGGCCACCGGTCGCAGCCTTGACCTTGCCCGCCGTCAGCTGCTCGTCACCGAGCTCTGACGCACCGTCACGCCGACTCACGCCGCAGCGACGCCGGAGCCCCCGGGGCCACCACGTCGCGCACCTGGGCCACCTGACACGTCCATAGTCCACTTATCCAAGGGAGACCCGATGGTCGAGCAGATCCGCTCACTCATCATCGACGCCCTCGCCGAACGCGAGGGCGCCCAGGAGCGTCTCACCACCCTGCTCGACGCCGTCGAGACAGAGGGTCGCTCCGACCTCACCCCCGAGGAGATCGCCGACTTCGACGCCGCTCGCAACGAGCTGCGCGAGATCGACGAGCGCCTCACCGAACTACGTGCCCAGGAGGCCGACATGTCCGAGCAGGACGCCATCAAGTCCGAGGCTGCGGAAGTCCGCAGCGAGATCGCCCACGCAGCCGACATCCGTGTCGGCGCCGAGGCCCTGACCTACCGCGCCGGTGGAGAGTTCGACTTCTTCGCCGACGCCCTCAACGCCAAGGCCGACGCACAGGCTGCGGCCCGCATCGAGCGCAACCGCGTCGAGATGTCCGTCGAGCTTCGGTCCACGACCGGCGCCTTCGGTGGCCTTGTGGTCCCGCAGTACCTGGTCGACCAGTTCGCCCCGGTGCTCGTCTCGGGCCGCCCCTTCCTCAGCGCCGTCACCAACGTGGCGTTGCCGGACTCGGGCATGAACCTGACCATCCCGCGTGGCTCGACCGGCACCTCGGTGGCGGCCGTCGCGACGGAGAACACCTCGGTGTCGAACACGACCTACGTCGAGTCCGACCTCGTCGTGCCTGTGCGCACCTTCGCCGGCCAGCAGGTCGTGTCCCGCCAGTCCATCGAGCGTGGCACCGGGATCGGCCAGATCCTGCTTGCGGACCTGTTCCAGCAGTACGCCACCAAGGTGAACGTCTCGGCGATCTCGGGTGACGGCACCGCCGGAAGCCACTACGGCATCCTCAACACCACGTCGGTTGCGACCGTCGCCTGGACCGGCACCACCGGCGCCAGCTTCGTCTCGTCGCTGCACAAGGCCATCGGCACCATCAACGCTGCCCGGTACGCCGCTGCGGACCTCATCGTAATGCACCCCCGCCGTTGGGCGTTCCTGTGCGCGCAGTCCGACACGTCGAACCGCCCGCTCGTGCAGATCGACGGCCCCGGCTTCAACGCCGTCGGCAACGGTGTCGCCGCTGGCTACAGCGGCGTCGGCTCCATCGCTGGCATCAAGGTCATCACCGACGCTGGCATCCCCACCAACCTCGGTGCGGCCACCAACGAGGACCGGGTCATCGTCACCCGTGCCGCCGACGTGCTGTTCATGGAGGCCGCTGGCGCCCCGGTGGGCCTGCAGCTTGAGGAGGTCCTCGCAGACCAGCTCTCGGTGCGCATGGTCACCTACGGCTTCTCGGCCTTCACCGCCGGTCGCTACCCCGTGGCCACGGCCGTGCTTCAGGGCACCGGCTTCACCAACGTCCTCTGATCTAGGGCGTAGCTAGTCCGAGAGGGGTCGGTGCTTGACAGCGGCACCGGCCTCTCTCGCTGTCACCCGCTGTCACCGCTGTCATTTTGGAGGGCAATCCAATGACCACCGGACACCCCGGCAAGGTCGTCGTCGCGTTCCCGTCGAACGGCCACGACATCAGCACACGTTGGCTGGCGTCGTTCGTCCAGATGGAGACCTACGACCGGCACTGGGGCTACGTCACTTGGGAGCGCATGGGCGCACCCGAGTCACCGAACCCTGACGACATTCGCCTGTTCGACTCGTACGCCTGCGTCGAAAGCACGAACAACCTCGCCAAGGCGCGCAACCGCCTGGTGCACGAGTTCCTGACCGACGAGCGGTACCAGGGCGCCGACTGGCTGCTGTTCCTCGACACCGACATGGTGTTCGACCCGGACCTGCTGCAGCGCATCGTCGGCCGGGCCCACGAGCACGACCTGACCATCCTCGGCGCCCTGTGCGTCGTGGTGACCGAGACCGGCGCAGTGCCCACGTTGTTCGTCGACAACGCCGAGACGATCACGCACGTCCTCCTCGACTACGAGGACAACACGGTTGCCCAGCTCGCAGCGACCGGCACCGGCTGCCTGTTGGTGCACCGCCGGGTGTTCACCGAGATGCAGGACGCCACCGGCGGCTCAAAAAACTGCTGGTTCGGTTACGACGTCGTGACGTCGGAAACCGGGCGCGAGTTTGAGTGTGGCGAAGACGTGAGCTTCTGCCTCCGGGCCCG